TACCTAAGGGTAAAGTAGCATCCATCTTCGACTACGGAATATCACTAATCGACAACGGTAACACCTTCGCCTCATTCTCCCTGATGATCGGGTATGAGAGCGGCGTAGAGGTTGTAGGATGTTACTGCTCGTCGACTAAAGGCGCACGTTCAGATGTTGAACTGCATTCACCATTAATACCAGAGCTAACTGATGTCTGGGTCCGTGTGAACTCTGTAAGTTCTAACAACTCCGAGATTCAGGCTTGGGTAAAACTACTAGTAGGTGAGGCAAATGGATAAGGTACTATTGGTTGTTCTTTTCCTAATCGACGGACAACTACAACTAGTCGACGGATGGCACCCGATAGTACAACCCGATCTCGACACATGCGAACAGAGGAAACAAAAGGTAGAACTCTACCTAGAAGAAACGACTAACTATAACTTCGTTTCCTTTTGCCTACAATACGGAGTTCTACCACAATGATCGGATTCGGACATCGTGCACTGATTATAAGTACGCATCTACTTGTCGCAACCTTCCTCATAGGTGCACTTACATTTCTTGCTGAAACAGAAGCATCTTGGTACCCTGTAGTAACAGATACTCGAATTGACTCTGCCAGAATGGAAGGGGATAGTCTGGTGATAAACGGAACTTTCGATAAGGTTCGTGGTTATTGTGTTATCCAATCATCAAGTATATTCATGGAAACGGATGGGACATTGGTACCTATGGAACGAGCCAATCGTGAAAACGTAAAGGACAGACCAGAAGGTAAACAATCTTTCGGAGATTGGGTTATAAAGGATTATACACCCGGAAGCAGACTAGTTGTTACCACGGTGCATAAATGCCACCCCTTATGGTACACCGACTCCATATTCTACGACGGAGTTCCAATTGAAAACTGATTGCGTCGGTATGGTGTAATGGTAGCACGTCAGTCTCCAAAACTGAAAGCTGGGGTTCGATTCCTCATACCCTCGCCAATAAAAGAGATAATAACATGACATATAATCCGCTAGGTCAACAAAAATATTGTTTAGAGTGCGGAGTGGACTTCTCCACCTCGAATGGGTATCAACGAAAATGTAATCTATGTCTAGACACTCAAACATACACTATCTCAACAACTGACCTATTAAAAGCGGATAAACGCTATGCAGAATTAGAGGACAAGGTAAGGATTCTAGAGGAAGCTCTGGAAGAATCTGAGGCTGAATTAGCTTATAAAGAAGCTCAACTAAATCTCGCGCTAGAACTCGCCTACAAGGCACACGACCTACGCGTGAAGTTGGACAGTTTACAGCCATATCAGGATCAACCGATGCTTCCATTTGGAGACTTACCACAGTAGAATATGGATAATAGACAAAGACTTCTGATAGCCAAAGAGAAGTGGCGACGGGATAAGGAAAAGGAATACGAGGAGGACTACAAGCTATTCGCTGAAGAACAGATCAAGATTCGTCCAAAGGATGTTACTCGTGGTCTGGTCCCATTCGTATTCAACGAAGCCCAAGATTTGATCCATAGGAAGATCGAAGAACAGCGGGAGAAAACCGGAAAGGTTCGAGCAATCATCTTGAAGGCTCGACAGCAGGGTATATCCACCTATTGCACAGGGCGCGTATTCTGGAAAACTAAGTACATGCCGCTCTCCCGATCTGTCGTAATGGCCCATGACTCAGCGACTTCCGAGGCACTCTTTACGATGTCGAAGGATGTCCATGCGAACATGAATCCCATATTCCGACCAGAAATCTCCAAGACGAACGCAAAGGAAATGCTCTTTGTCACAAGAAAGAAGGATGAGACAGGTGAAGAATATGAAGAAAAGCGCGGTTACCGCCTTTATACCGCTGGTTCTCCAGAGGCTGGTCGGGGAACCACTCCGACTGTGGCTCACCTTTCTGAGGTAGCCTTCTGGCAATTCGACGAGAAGATTCTTGCAGGTCTCTTTCAGGGTATCCCGAACGCCCCCGGCACAGAGGTAATCCTAGAGAGTACAGCTAACGGTATCTCCGGGGAATTCTACCGACTTTGGAAGACAGCCGAAGCCGGTCGTAACGAATACGTACCTATCTTCATTCCATGGTTCGTAACGAGCGAATACCGACTGCCCGCACCAGACGGGTGGGAGATGGACGAGGACGAACAACAGTACGCAGACACTTACGGGCTAGACCGCGACCAGATGTACTGGCGGCGAATGAAGATCGGTGAATCCGGCCCGATTAAGTTCCAGCAGGAATACCCGGCTACAGCCGAAGAAGCCTTCGTAAGCACTGGCTCTAACGTCTTCGATGTACCCACATTGAACGCGATGGAAGTAAAAGCACCAATTATTAGGCGTAGGCTATTCGAAGGATCAACCTACTTCGATCCGCATCCACAGGGCGAACTAAAGGTGTTCCGTGAGCATCGACATGATGAGAAGTTCGTCATCGGTGCAGACGTTGCACTCGGCATCGGACAAGACCGATCCTCTGCTACCATAATGGACTCTGAAAGGGAAGTTGTCGCGACTTTTGTATCTGATAGGATAGATCCTACCAGATTCGGTGAACTGCTATACTATCTAGGGAGGATGTACAACCATGCACTATTGGTTGTTGAATCCAACAGTATTGGTGTTGCTACATTGGCTAAATTGAAGCAGATGAAGTATCCTAATCTGTACTACCAGACAAACCTAGCAAAGCTAGATGATGAAGAAGGTGAACGACCGGGTTTCAAAACCACGGTATCAACTAAACCTGCGATCATCAGTAACCTAAAGAATGCCATCAAGGAACGAGACATCAGACTATATGATGCGGAAGTAATCGACGAACTCAAGTCGTACATTATGACTGAATCTGGTAAGATGGAAGCAATGCCGGGATCATATGATGATCAGGTAATGAGTCTTGCAATTTGCCTTGAGGGATATCGAACACACCAGCACCGTCTAACTGCAACTCGTGTAGGATTTCAACACATATCCCATGCCGTATCAGACGACACTGCTTGGTTCTAATAGATTCATACATGTCCTCGGTCGACGAGGGGGCGACAGTATGAATTCTTCCCCCTCACATAACCCAAAAGAGGACCACGATGAAACATTTCGGAAATGAAGGTAGAGAATACCTAATCAAAAACCTATTCTACGGATCGCTTCCAGACTGGCAGGCCAATCCGCTGATCATGCTGGTAGATAAATGCCTTGAGGTCGGAGTAACCGATATCAAGCAGATTGCTTACGTACTGGCTACCGCATACCACGAATCCGGGCGATTCCGCTTCAAGGAAGAGATCGGTAAGGGTAATGGACGTTCATACGGACGCCTTATCCAAGTATGGGGTGGTAAGCGCGACGCATACTACGGTCGTGGTTGGGTACAGCTAACTTGGCTAGGTAACTACGGGCAATTCACCGCTCGACTATCTGCTATTACCGGAAAAGAAATCGATCTGGTTAACAAGCCCGAGCTAATCACGCAACGGGATGACATCAATGCTTACATCACTGTTGTCGGTATGAAAGAAGGACTCTTCACCGGCAAGAAGCTAAGCGACTATCTAGGTGATGACTATAACAATGCCCGCCGAGTTGTAAACGGTATGGACAAACATGACCTAATCGCTGGCTACGCTAAGAAATTTGAAGAGGCTCTAAGATATGGATAACGGAAAAGTAGGAAATTGGCTAACAAGTATGGGCAACCAACTGGTTGACCCCAACGGTGCCGTTACCGGCATGATGGGTGCCGATGAATCTCTAGAACAGGAGCGACTTCGTCGGCTACGTGAAGCCCAAGAACTCGCTCAACAGAAATCACTTATGGAGGCTGCTGCGGCAACACCCGCTGCACCAGTAGAAGGTCCGAAGGAACTCGCTCCGTATAATCCCTTTGTTATTTTGTTCGGTCAACCAAATGACCCTAACAGCAAAGGTCTGCTTGGACGCTAAGGAGGAAGTATGGCCGACAAACTCTCTGACGAAGAGTTTCTGAGAGAGATTAACAGTCTTCGAGCCAACGTGACTGAGTATCAGCTTGGCTCGTCTTCCCTTGAGGATGTGCGTAACCAAGCCACATATGAATACGCTGGTGTTGCTATGGGCCACCTACGTCCTCAGGGTGTATCTACAATTGTAGACTCATCCACTACTGAGGTAGTAGATGGTTACACTGCGATCCTATCAGAACTACTATTTGACAACAACAAACTCGCAAAGTTCACACCGATTTCGAATGAACCCAAAGCAGTACACCTGACCAAGCAGGCCGAAGATATCACCAACCACGAAATCTTCATCATGAATGATGGTTGGCTAAAACTTAACACTTGGGCCAAGGCAGGAATCCTATGGAAGAACTCTATTATCCGTTGGGATTGGTGTGAGGATTACCACTATGATTACGAAGAATACGAAGAAATCGATGAAGCTAAACTAGACGAGCTTCTCGGTGATGACCAAGTAGAAATCATCGGTGATCTATACCCGGAAGAAACTATCATCGAAGTCTCACCCGGCCAGATGGAGAATCGTATAGTATATCGTGATGTTAATATCAAGCGTAAACACGATATGTCTCGTGTAACGTTTGAGGTTGTACCTCATGAAAACTTCTCCATTGATAGAAATGCTACTTCACTGGATGACTTTACCTACATGGGTATCGATGAAGACGATGTCACCAAATCTGACCTCCGTAAAAGATTCCCAGAGGTATTCCCTGATGACTTCGATAAGTGGGATGAACTAGACGACCAGTATAACTATCGGTTCAGGTACGAGAGAGCAGCCCGTAAGGATGTTACCGGTGAAACGTATAACACCGCACTCGAAAAGAAACTATCGGGTCTGGATGAGAATCATACGTTCCTAGTAACCGAATGTTGGATATACGCCGACCGGGATGGCGATGGCATCGCTGAAATGCGCCACGTAATCTATTCAGGTAACTTCATCATCCAAGATGAGTACTGTAAACAGGCTTACCTAGCCGCCCTCTGCCCCATTGAGATTCCATACGAGTTCTACGGACTCTCCATGGCAGATATTACCCGTAGTTCCACACTGACTTCGACCGCGATCCTTCGGGGTTTCGTCGAAAATGTGTATCTGACTAACTTCAGTCCGCGTCTTGCAGACCCCAATATCGTTGATTTTGCTGCTCTTCAAAATATGAAGCCAAAATCTGTCATTCCGACTGTTGGTAATCCTGCAAATGCTGTTCAAATGATGCAGCCAGAGAACATTGCACCGGGTACAGTACCCCTACTACAACAAATGCAGGTCAACAAAGAGCAAGCTAATAGCCTTTCGAAGGCTGCTCAGGGCCTAAATGATGAGCTTTACGTCTCCGGTAACTCGGAAGCTAAGCTTTCTCGTGTCCAGAGTGCTGCTCAGACACGAATTCAGCACGTTGCACGTCGATTTGTGCACACAGGTATCAAGCGTTTCGTCAAAGGGGTCTACTATTGCCTCAAAGAACATGCAAAAGGCAATCGTGGATACCTTGATCGGGAAGGGATCTATCGGGAAGTTAATATAGAAGAGCTTCCAGACAAGATTCACTTCAATGTTGATGCTAATCTAGGTGAAAACTCTAACGACAACCTACGTATGAAGTACGAAATGGTTGCCGGGATCATGCAGAGGCTAGCCGAAAGCGGTCGTCAGGTCGTAATTAAGGAAACCGCCGATGCAAAACTGGCTTCGATGGCCATCCAAGCACTCGATTTGGACCCAATGGACTTCATCGAAGACTACAATGATCCAGAATTCATCGAAAAGGCCCAAGCCGCACGTGAAAAGATGATGGCAGCGGAAAATAAGAAGCTAGAGATCGAAGAATTGAAGGCTTCCTATGATGTACTGGCCAAAGAGGCCAACGCACGACTGCTGGCAACCCAAGCAGACAACGCAATGCAGGATAATGCCAAGCAATTGGCTGTTACGATGGACACTCACTACCAAAAGTGGGCTGAACTCGCTCTTAAGGCTGACAAAGAAGGTACTTCACGTCCCGAGAAGCCAAGAATTGAAGAACTTGTCCAAGCTGCATACTCTCTCATCGCTTCCTACGGCCCATCGAACCTATCAGGTATCCAAGGGCGTCTAAATGAGCTGTCTAAGAAACAGGTCGAGGAAGAAGTTCAGAATGCTGAGTCTGATGAGCGTGTTGAACAACAAGGTATGATGTAATCTATGAATAAAGAGGACACCAAACAACAAATGAGGGAGCGTTTCTTCCATGTACTCAAAGAAGGGGAAATGGAAGAACGCAAACCTCACCTACAGAACATCTTCGCACATCGCGGAGAAGTAGCTGGTCGTGAACGAGAGGCATTCTTCGATGAAGCTTATGCCGAAATCATGCTCGACCTATTTATGAGGTGGTGCCAGACTCAATTGCATGAGACAGAATTCCGTGAGAGTCTGTACCAGAACGTACTTGCATTAGGCGCAGTAAAGGGGAAGCTACTAGAGTACCAAATGTATGCTAGGAACGCCCCATTCCTAATGGAAAATGATAATGAGGACGATGATGAGTCTTAAATCCGCACTTGAAGCTCGTGGAGTCACACTTCGCACTCTGGAAGTCGCTGTTGCTAACACTGAAAAGGTACTTGCAACAGTAATCCTGAATGCGTCTAAAAATCTGACTAACGCACAAGCTATGAAAGGAAACGCTTCAGCCCTTGCCGCAGACCTAGAAGTACTTCGGTCAGCACTGGCAGAGTATCAAGAAGCAGAAAAAGTTACACGGAAGCCTCGCGCTAATAAAGTGGAGGTTAACGAAATCTCCGGCGAACAAGTAGGCTAAGGAGAAGATAAATTATGGCACAAGCAGATACCTCTCTACCCGCAGACCTTATGCAAGGCTCGGATGACAATGGTTCGCTTTCGGACATCGATGGCGCTCTGGATGATTTCCTTGGTAGTTCCTCAATTCTGAACTATCAAGAAGAATCTACCCGCGTAGAGCAAGACGATGACGCTGACGACGCAGAAGACGATAACGACCTCGTCGATGATGAGTCAGGTGACGAAGAAGATGAAGCCGATGGTGATGATACCGCTGGTGAAGACGACGACATCGGAGATGAAGAAGATTCTACCGAAGATGACGACGACGAATCCGGTGAAGAGATCGACTGGGAATTCAAAGTTCCAGTAAAAATCGATGGTGATGAATCCGAGGTTGACCTTGGAGAACTTGTCAAAGGTTATCAGACCAGTCAGCATTTGTCGAAGAAAGGTCGAGAACTGGCCAACGAACGTAAAGAGTTTGAGTCTAAGCGCGACGAGGAGATGAAGCAAGTTACTGAAACCGCTAAGCTCCTACAAGCACAGTCTCAATTTCAAGAAAATCAAATGGCCGAGCAATACAAGGAATTGCAGGAAGAGGCTAAAGCCGCCAAGAAAGACGGTGATAACTACAAGGCTAACGAACTAAAGGAACAAATGGAGGAAGTCCAGCAGGAGTACTGGAAGGCAAGGAAGACTCGCGAGAAAATTGCCGAAGCAGTATCCAAGCAGGAGGAAAAGCAGGCCGAAGAACGGTTTGCCGCTCAAGTCCAGAAGTTCCAAGAAGAAATCGAGGACTATGTTCCCGATTTCAACGAAGAGAAGGCCACTGCACTCCGTGAATTCGCAATCTCAAAAGGCATCCCTGAGGAAGTCCTATCGACTCTGGCAGACGCCCGTATTATCGGCGCGCTCAATGAGTTTATGGAACTCTCTCAGAAAGTGTCAAAGGGTAGTGCTAAGCGAAAGGCTGCGCCTAAGCGAAAGCCTACTTCGACCAAGAAGGCAAAACCAACATCCGAGAAAGTCTCAATGAAGCGAAAGGAAACGTCAAAGCGCATCAAAAGTGGTGACGCGACGGAAGAAGATTTCGAAGCTTCGCTTGATGATCTCGTTGGTAAGTACTTCGGATAACAATAAAACCAAGCTAAGAGGTATTTACAATGGCTACTGGTGCATATAAGACTGGCGGTCCTAAGCAGGCCCTCGGTACCGGTGCTGGTGTTTCCGAACGGGAAGACCTAACCAACCTAATTTCGATGATCTCTCGTGAGGATACTCCATTCCTGTCGAGCATCGGCAAAACCAAAGCAAAAGCTGTTCTACACGAATGGCAGACCGACGAACTACGCGCTCCCGCTACCAACGTACGGGCTGAAGGCGTAGACTTCGACGACATCACCGAGTCGACCCAATTCCGGTCTCGTCTTGGTAACTACACCCAGATCTTCGGTGACTCGCTCTCGGTTTCCAACACCAAGCAGCACGTCGATCAGGCTGGCGTAAAGGACGAATTCAAGTACCAGATCAAGAAGATCGGTACCGAAATCCGTCGTGACCAAGAGTTCACCTGCGTACAATCGTGGCAGGAGAAGGGTGGCACCGATCCCCGTACCATGGGTGGTGTTCAGTCCTACGCAGTTGACGCCCTAGTTTGGGACGCTGTTGGCGGCTCTTTTGCCTCCGATGGTGGCTCCGCATACAACGGTGTCTTCGACGGTAATGGTACCTTCGGAGGTACTGTCGTTGCTCAGACTGAAGTCGCTATCGACCTCGCTGACATCGACGAAGTTCAGCAGAAAGTCTATGAAGAAGGTGGTAAGTCCACCCGCGTCATGGTCTCCCCTCTGAACCGCCGGAAGATTTCGGCTGCTGCTCAGCTTGCCAACTCGAATGTCCGTCGTGACATCGGTGAAAGCGGTAAGCTCCGTCAGTCGGTTGACCTATACCAGTCGGACTTCGGCGAAGTCTGGATTGTCCCCAACTGGATCATGGGTCTAACTGGCACTGATGGTGCTGGCCCACTCTCCGCTGGTGACACTCCCGGTGACTACACCGCCATCTGCTACGACCCAATGTGGTTCGCAATGGCTACCCTGCGCCCAATGCAGGAAGTCGACGTTGGCCCACGCGGCGACTCGACCATCGGTATGCTCATCGAAGAGTGCACCCTTGAGTGTAAGAACCCCAAAGGGTTCGGCCTCATCGTAGGCGTCGGTGCTTAATTAGCACTTCGGGGAGAGGCTTCGTTGTCTCTCCCCATTTCTATTCTAGAGGACATGTTATGATCACTAAAGAACAAACCTATGACGAACAGATTCAAGAGATTCTGATGCAAGCAATTCGAGAAGTTGCTATCGAAGACTCGATGAAAGAAGTAGAGCATGTTGATGATAAAACCACTAAAGGTTGGGAAACTAAGGACTCATTCTACATCGAACAAGACATTCAGGACATTCTTGATGATGCCAAATTAGAGCGTGATGCTCGTAATGACGGACTAATCAAACCGGAAGCCGGTACGCGTAAGTTTGCCACCGTTCCAATCGCTACCATTATCGATTATCACAATAAGTACGGTATCGATATCATGGACGCAGAGGTCTCAAGGGACCAATGGGAGATGGCCAAGTTTCGGATGTGGATTCAAAAGAATCATCCGGAGCTAATGGTACGTGATCCGGGTAAAACAAAATACTTTTCTCTAAAGTAAGAGGTATATCATGAACTACACTAAGTTCGTAGATAATATCCACAAGTACACTAACCGCGACTCTACGGTCCTACCTAATGACCTGATTCGTACGTTTGCTGATATGGCTTGTGATAATATCTATAAAGACTTGAGAGCGGCACCTCTAGAATTCGTATCAACATATGATGCCCTTACAGTTGAAACCGATAAGCTAGCCGTGCCGGGTGACGCAGCTTCATTTATCCAGCTACGACGACTTGACTCTGACGGTGAAGTAGACAGAGTGTACAACTCCCGATCTGATATGCGATCATTCTATGATGATCGTTTCAAAAGCTGGAATGATTTTCACTACACTCGTGAAGGAAACAATTTCGTAATCTACCCTAAGGGTAAGGTCGGTGACGTATACGAGGTTTTCTATTATCGTCGTCTCCCATCAATCTATGCACGGTATGCAGTAAACGAAGATAACTATGCGTTAGGTCTTTTGTATTCCGGAGCTACAGCTAACGATTGCGAAGCAGCCCTACTAGCGGCAGAGGCAGACTCAACGGTATCCGAAGATGCAACCACTGCTGATCCTCTCATTACTGGGAATAT